TGTCCTGGACCGGGTCCTGGAAAACGTTGGTCCTGATGATTGTGATGAGGGGCAGGATCAACGCACCGTTGCGGTCCTTCAGAGCGCGCATCCGCTTGTTGAGGGCCCACTTCTCACCAGCCGCCATCAGCACCGGCACTTTGCGCGATTCGGTCCCCTCACCACCGACGGTGAAAGGGATCTCTTTGTCGAACAAGTGGAACAGCGCGCGATCGACGTCATCGATGCCGACAGGCGGGATCGTCAAGTCACGAGACGTGGACTTCCCCTGGTATCCCGACTGCAGGGGCGGGACACCGAGGCGAACCCTAGAGGCGTCTTGTGAGTTGAAACGTGTGGGCATCAGCTGTTCTCCGGATCGTCTTCGTCATAGAACGCGCTGTCACCTGGGAACTCGCCACCCTTCTCGGACACTTCCTTCGCGCCGGTGATGGGCTTGCCCAAGACGTTCTCGTCCTGCAGGTCGCGCTTGTCTCCAGTGACGCCTTCCTTGTTGTGTGCCTGGCCACGCTGCTGGTAGAAATCCGTCTGCACTGCGTCCTTCTCCGGCCTGCTGATGTCGGTGGGCCCGATGGTGAGTGCCTTGAACTGCGTCTCACGAGCCTTGGTGCCGATCAGCTTGACGCCGTCCTTGTGCTCGGGCATGCCGTAGATGTTGCGCATGAAGACCTTCTCGGTCACCTCATAGAAGACATCAGAGAAGGAGAAGAAGTCGCCGATGGCGGGGGTGATGCCCTTGTCGACCAGGTCGCGCCACTGCAGGTAGACCTCAACCTTGAACTGCGCATCAACACCGAACTGCGTGATCCGGGTGTCAGACTGGAAGTGAGTGTCCACCAACGCATCCAGCGCGATGGGCCCGTCAAAGACCTTCTGCAGCGCCTCGTTGTAGACAGCGTCGGTCTTCGTCTTGTTCTCGTTGATGGCGTAGTAGTAGATCTTCTGCCCGACGACGTCCTTGATCAGCTCCTTGGTGATGTCGCTGATGAAGTTGAACTCCCTGGGTGTCAAGTACAAACGTCCCATGCATCACCTCATCCGAAGATGATCGCCTTGCCGTGAGGGATCGGAATGTACTTGAGCATCTTCTGCATCGATTCTGCGGTGTTGGCCTGCGTCTCCAGGAGCTTCTCGTAGGTCAGCTTCTCGAGGAACTCCTTCAGGTTGGTCATCAGCTTCTCTTTGTCCTCCCGGCCCTGTTCGATCAGGGCTTGGCCATTGAGCTGGAGGTCTGCGTTCGGGATCGGGATGACCTGGAACTTGCTGCGGTTGATGCCCAACAGCTCCCGGCACAGAGCCAGAGCGTACTGCCGGATCCACTGGCGACCCGGCGTCGTGATGGTGCTGTAGGGCAGGATGCTGAAGGGCACGTTCTCGGGGCCGCTGACGCCGTAGCTCGACGAGTCTTCGAAAGCCGGGTCAAGGACGCTCTGCGGCGTGTACACGCGGACGTAAAGGTTGCCCATGCCGAAGGGTCCCAAGCCGTCGCTGCCGAATGATTGCGGCTGCGGGTAGATGCGGATCTTGGTGCCGACCACCTCGTAGCTGTAGTTCGATCTGCGCACGCGGAAAGCCTCTTTCAGCATGCCGCGCCGGACGACGTCTTCGAAGACCGGCAACACGTAGAAGACAGTGCTGTTGACGTACGACTCGTAGTTGAAATTGGTAGCCAAGAAGTTGGTGATGTTCGAGGCATTGAGCAGGAACGTCTGCGCCGCCAGGGGCTCGAAGTGGAAGACCTCCATGACGCGGAGCTTTCCCTTCATACCATCGGGCAGGTTGTCGACGACCAGCCCCATGTCGGGACTTGTCATGCCCACCGTCCTGGGATCGTAGTTGATGGTCTGCCGCAGTTCGGTGTAGATGTCGTAGTCCTGCTTGCCAGGAACAAGCGGGAAGAACCCGAGGGTGTAGTCGTAGTTGCCACCCACGTATGCAGCCTGCGCGTACGCGTCGCTCAATCGGTACAGGAAGTCGAGGTTCTGCTGCGGGTACCGGTTGGTCAGGTCAGTCGACCCGGTGGGCTGCCCCAAGACGTTGGCCAGCTGGCTGACGATCTTCAGCTCCTGGACAGCGCGGCCGTACTCAAGGGTCGCCTGCTCCAAACACGACCAGATCTCCTTCTTCGTCAGCTCGACGCTGAGGATGTCGTCACCCAGCATCCGCTTGGCGAACGTGACCATCGAGTCAGCTTCGCGCTGGAATGCGGCGTCCTCGTCGAAGAAACCGAACGGCGTGGGGTTGACAGTGTGGTTGAAATCCGGCATCGGGACGTCTCAGAGGTAACTATGGCCCGCGCAATCCACCTAGTTAAGCTGCGATGCCGAACACACCGTACATGAACTTGTCCCTGCCAGTCGTCGGGACGACCCCTGGCGGTGGCTCGGGCACGAGCTGGGGTCCGATGCTGACTGCCTCGATCACTACGATCGACGCACACGATCACAGCCCAGGCAAGGGTGCCCAAATCCAAGCGCAAGCTTCAACCCTCAGGGTCGTTGGTGATCTCGACTTTGGGAGCCACAACCTGTACGACATCGGCAACGTCACGATGTCCCCCTCGGGCACCCTGAAGACGTGGGCCCTGTCGGGTTCGCTGACGCAGTTCATCCCATCCGGGAGCACATTGCCGCTCGCCGCCTTCGTTGGCTTCGGCGGCATCCAGGTGACGACCAACAGCGTCGGTCAGGTCGTCATCAGCGGCTCGTTCCCTGAAGTCAGCGATGTCACCGGATCGGGTGGCACCAGCGTCGCTGCAGTCGGAACGATCTGGACGGTCTCCAGCAGCGTTGGCCCGGGCAAGTACGCTTCCTACATCATCGCCTCCGCGAGCGCACAGGCTCCCAATGCCCGATTGATCGCGGGCCTCGGCGGCGTCTCGGTCATCGACAACGGTCCTGGTTCGACGCTGCAGATCAGCGGGTCCGTCCCAACGATCAGCAACCTGACGGGTTTGGGCACGACTGTCGTCACGCCCAACGGCAGCCTCTACACAGTGTCGTCCAGCGCTCCTCCCTGGGGCAACATCTACGGGACAGGAAACGTAAACGTCTCGATCACAGGTGACCAAGTCCAAGTCTCGAGCTCACTGGGCGCTGATCCCAATGCATCGTTCTTGCTAGCGGCGCCCAGTGCACAGTCGCCCAACGCTCGAGTGTTGGTAGCAACTGGCGTCGCACTTGTTGACAACGGTCCTGGCGGGACTCTCAGCATCCAGAACTACGTTTCCTGGTTCGACACGGGCACTGGGATCTTCACCACGTCCAGCGTGGCGATCGGCAGCCAGGGTCAAACAACGGCTTCTGACACTTTCTTCTATGTGTCAGGAACCATCGGTCTGTCGGCCTCCAACGGAGCAATGCTTGCTGTCTTTGGTGGCGATGTGTATGCGTCGGGTTCTCTATACGTCAGCGGCAACATCTCGATCGACGGCCAGCTCAACTCCAGCGGTGCATACGGACAGCTCGCTTCGTACAACAACGGAGCCAGCCAAACGCTGACGACCGGTGGCACGTATTACATCATCAGCACCTTCAACTCGGCGTCACTGTCTGGCAGCAACATGACCACCAGCGTGGCCGACTCTACGCTGACCATCAAAGAAGCCGGTCTCTACATCGTCTTTGCGTCGATCTCTTTCACCGGCACCGCAGACACCTACACGCTGTCACTGTTCGACAACGGTGAGATCAACATCGACTCGCTGCAGCAAGCTACCATTGCCCCGGCGCAGACCAACACCACGACGGTGACGATCTCGGATCCCGACTTCTATGCTCCGGGCGATGTCATCGACGTCCGCGTCACTGCAACGGGCGACAACCGGACCTTCACCATGGTCAACGGCAGCTTCTGGGCTGTCAAAGTCCAGGGCTTGCCCGGTTGATCACTTGTTGCGAACAAAGGAACGGGCGAGCTCTTTGATCAGCTCTTCGCCCTCAACAACCAGGGGCTGCTTGCGAGCGTAACGCTCCTTCAGCGTCGAGGGCTTCGGGTTGGGCGTTCCCGGGACACGCGGGGCAAACGGCTTCTTCTCAGCGGGCTTCGGTGCCGGAGGCGCGACGGTGGGTCGCTGAGCGACCTTCACCGGGGCCTCGACGACAACGGGCTTCGCCGTCTCCGTGACCGGCACGGGGGCGGGTGCAGGCGGGACCTGGGACTTGCGGTTGACGACGATCGGAGCCGACACCGTCACCTGTGCCTTGGGCACGGGCTTCTTCTCGGGGATCCGGATAGCTTCGGCGACAACCTTGACCGCCTGCTTGAAGTTGATGTTGAACTGGACGGGTGCGAAGTAGCGGTTCTCGATGATGACCTCGACGCGGGACAGGTGCTGCCCCTCCTTCAGCTTGCCCTTCAATGGGGGCAGCACGAACTGCACGACGCCCTCATCGGGGGTCGGGCTGCCGTGGAAGACGTAGTCCATGTCATCGCTCTCGCAGACGAGACGGACCTTGGCGGGCGACTGTTCGATGCCCTCGACCTTGACCTTGAAGAGAAGCTCGTTGGCCTCCTCGTTGTCAAGGTCGATCGTCTCCAGGAACTGCTCCATGTCGAGTAACTATCTCACTTCAGGCGCTGGACGGTGACCTTGACGTAGTCGCGGATCACACGGACGCTCTCCGCCATGACGCTGGCGAACCCACGGTTGGGCGACACCCGGACACGGATCCACCCCTTGATGGGCCTCGAGGGCTGCACGCCGTTCGCTTCGATCAGCTTGGCCCAGACGATGACTTCGTCGAGCTCCGCCAGGCGCCGCTTGGTGCCAGACTGCCCCAGCCTGAGGCGCAGGGGCCGCTCGATTACCTCGACGATAGCGTGTGGGACGCCGCCGTAGCCCTGGACCACGATGCCAGAGCTCTGCGAGACAGATCGCTTGGGACCAAAGCCCCGGGTGATGATCTTGTTCTGGAGGACTGTCACGGCGGGTTCGGGTTGACGGGCGGCACCAAGCGGCGCTCAAAGACACCATCGAACGCCGGGACGCCGTTGTCATCGAAGAGGTTGAAGGTCGCCAGCAACGTGACGTTGTCGGGCGCGTAGAACAGCATCTGGTTGGTCGTCTTGTCGATCTTCCACCGCCCGAACGCCTGGTCGTACAACGCCTCGACCGAGCCAGTGATGTAGTTGACCATCGCCCAGGTGTCGGCCACCTTCGGATCGTTCTCCTCGACGTTGTACTGCTCTGTCGCGAACGAACTGGTCAGGAAGAACGAGTCACCGTTGTACGTCGCCGTGACAGACGGGCACTCCCACAGGATGCTGCCGTGGAACCCATCTGGGAACGCGATGTCAGCGGCGTAGCAACCGCTGCCAGATGCCAGCTCGTAGACGCCAGCCGTCGTGGGCCCAAAGACCGTGGTCCCGTTCACGTCGAGCAGAGCGTAGTTCACTCCCTGTGAACCAGTCACCCCCGACCGGAACTTGCCGAACTCGACGCTTCGCAGCTGTAGATTGGGCACTCCCACAGATTCTACTTAGCATCGGTGACCTTGCTAAAACTTGCCCCCGTCCGGCACAGTAGCAATAGGTCGTGTGGCGTCGTTTTTTCTGGGTCCAAGCCGACCCACTCTGGGATGGCCCGTGCCTCGGGGTCCAGCTTCAGTGCATACCGTGAGCAGACGTACCGGGTCGGGTGGGAGAACGGGTTCATGACCTTCTTCCCCAGGTACTTCGCTACGATCACCACGAGGTACCCAACGAGGCCCATCTTGTCGTAGCGCTCGCAGAGGAGGTGGATCAGCGAGCCCATGTTGGCCGAAACATCGGGCAGAACGTCGTACTCAGCGACGACAACGTTGTCTCTGAGCCACCGCTCGCGAGGCGTGATCTGGACACCGTTCCTGCCCGTCTCGCCGTCAAGAGCCGAGTGAATGAGGACGGGTTCACCGAAGATCTCTGTGCCGATCGCCACGTGGCTCACCTCGCTGTCGGTCGCCCATCGGATGACCCTCGACAGCCAGTGAGATGACGTGGTAAAGACCAGAGACAGGGCCATGTTGCCCTCCTCTGATCAAGTAGGTGCTCGAGTACAGCGATGTATCAGTCGGGTGGCGTTGAATCGAGCGTCAGGAACCCGCTGGTCCAACTGCACTTCCCACATTGTGCGTGAAGGTGCGCCACTGAACCGCAAAGACCGCAACTCTCATCTGTGGGCAGTGAACCGCTGTTGGCTGCATCGGCCGTGATGTAGAGCAAGTTGCCCCACTGGCCGCTGCACTTGGGACAAGGCGCTCCGGGTGTCCAGGGCGTTGCCATGTTCAGTCCTGGATCCAGTCAAACGACGCGTAAGCCTCGTTGTTGGTGGCCGATGCTGTCGGGTTCTCGCGGAGACGGATCCAGTTTGGACCTACGATTGCCATGGGGCATGAGTACTCGTGGTCCTCAGTGCCGCCTGCCAGGTGAATGATGATGTCTCCGATCTGTTGGATCGGGTTGTTCGACCTGGGGTCACCGTAAGCGACCATGTAGGTCCTGCCCGCCGCCAGGGTTGCCGCGCCGGTGTGTTTCCCGATGTAGCAGGTCACGCCCGCGGGGACGTAGTGGTGACCCAGGAACGTCTGGTTGTCACCAGCGGCGATCGAGCACCAGATGCTGCCGCCACCCGCCGTCGCCGTCATCAGCTCGATGATGCCGACGTTGGCCAGGTTCGAGCCACAGGTCATGACGATCATGCTCTCAATGAAACGGATGTCAGTGCCGACGGTGTTGACCGCCGTGGTGCCGTTGAGCGTGACGACCTCAGAGTTAAGGTTCATGTTGCTGTCCAGGTAGTTGATCTGGACGGTCTGTGCGCCGGTGCCCGACGCGTTGTCACTGGCGCTCGTCGATTTGATGCTACGTTGAGCACCCGATGCCTGGGGCGTGTATGTCGTTGCCGCCACCACGGTGATCGTGTTAAGCGTTGCTGCTGGTGCATACCCCTGCGCGCGACCGAAAGCTTGGTTTCCATCGCCCAATTGCTGGGTCGCAATGCCCCACTGGGCGTCCATCGTGGGCTGGATGTTGTTGAAGATGCTCATGCGTCAACTCCTTGTTGAACAAGTATTCGTCACTGATCGTAGAAGTCAAATGCGCAACGTGTGATCGTGGTGGACGTACCTTCACACGATTCATAGCACCTGATCCGTGCAGGACCAACGACTTTGATCAGCTGTGTGTACTGGCGAACTGGTTGCGATGTGCCGCCACCGCAGCGAACGAAGTCACTGACCTGTGATTCAAACGCGTTTGCCACGCCGATCATCTTAGCCTTGAGGACCAGGACGCTGCCGTTCGAGCTCGCGGTGTTGTGTCCCGACAGGCCGGTGACGCTGCAGGTCTTGCCGTTCGGCACGTAGTGGTGTGCCCAGAACGTCCTGCCATCACCCGCATTGACGGATCCGATCGTGCCACCCGTGCCGCCCGTGCCGACGTACATCGTGATGACGCCCGCGTTGGTGCCACCTGAACCCGCCGTCGAGACGATGATGTTCTCGATGAAGCAGATGTTGGTGTTGACGGTGTTGACAGCCGTGGTGCCGTTCAACGTCACCGTTTCGGTGTAAGGACCGTTGCCGCTCTGATCGTAGTAAGTGAGAGTGATTGTTTGTGCACCAGTGCCAGCTGATGTGTCATTGGCACTGGTCGATTTGAAGCTGCGTTGTGCGTTTGTAGACTGTTCGTTGTACGTTGACGCAGCGACCCATGTCTGCGTCGTCGCAGACGTACTCACGTAACCAATGCCGATACCGGTCGTTGAACCGCTGACCGCAGCAACGCTGACTGGAATTGACGTCTGGTTCGGTGACAGGACCACGACCAACGCTGCATCTGTCGCTGTAGGTGCCGTCGACGCTGGCTTGACCGCAACGGTCCCATTGACACCATCGGTGATCATAGATGAGACGCTGCCGCTGATACCCTGAATGCCACCGTCCCAGACACGTTGTGCCGTCGAACCAGTGACATAGATCGCACGAGCAGGCGAATCACCAGTCGGCGTGAAGTTCGTACCGTCGGTGTTCCGCGTCACCCAGTAGTTGCTGGCATTGATGTTTCCTTGGCCTTGGATGACGGTCGGAGTGTTCTGGACAGACACGCCAAGGGAACCAGTTGACGTTACAGTGACGGTTCCTGAGACGGCAGATATACCGCTATCCCAAACGCGGATTGCTGTTGAACCACTGATGCCGATAGTAGCAGGCCAGTTATTGACGTCGACGGGCAACACCGCAGACGCACTGATTCCCAGGGTTGCGGGCCAGTTTTGGATGACCGCACCAACGTTACCCGACACTGCTTGGATGGCAGGAAAATTGTTGACGCCGACAGTTCCAGACACGCCAAGCGTGCCTGAGCTGTAGACTTGCAACGGGTTTGTCGTCGTGATCGCAACTGTGCCCGTGACACCGACGGGTCCCGTGTTGTAGACGGGAAGCTGCACAGAAGCGCTGACGCCGAAAGCTCCCTCAGTCCAAACCTGCAGGGGTCCTGACGTGGTGACCGCGACAGTGCCGCTGACGCCAACCGGACCGGTGTTGAACACCGGAAGCTGTTGCGAAGCTGTGACACCCTGGACACCGCCATCCCAAACACGGAGAGCAGTCGAACCTGACACACCGATGGTGGCGGGCCAGTTCTGGATCACTGCGCCAACGTTACCCGATACAGCCTGGACTGCTGGGAAGTTGTTGACACCAACCTGGCCTCCCAGCGAGAACGATCCGCTGACGCCGATCGTGCCTTCACTCCAGATCTGGATGGGCACACCGCCCACAACACCTTGAATGGGCAGGGTCGCTGACGCAGACACGCCAATGGGTCCCGTTGAGAAGACCGGCAACTGAGCTGATGCACTGACGCCTTGTGCGGCGCTCGTATAGACCTGTAGAGTGCCTGATACTGCGTTCGGACCCTCGCTCCAGACCTGCAACGGAACGGATGCCGAGACGCCGACTGTTGCGGGCCAGTTCTGAACAACTGCGCCCACTGTTCCGCTGACGCCCTGGGTGCCACCGTCCCAAATACGGAGAGCTTGAGAACCTGAAACCGCGATCGTAGCCGGCCAGTTGTTGATGTCAACGGGCAACGGCGCGGAAGCTGTCACACCGACTGGCCCCGTCGAGAAGATGGGCAGCTGAACTGATGCCGACACGCCATGAGTGGCGGGCCAGTTACCGATGATTGAGGTGACAGTCCCAGAGACGTTCTGCGTCGCGGGAAAGTTGTTGACCGAGATCTGCCCTGCGATGGTCGCTTGGACAGCGGCGTCGAGGTGGACGGGCAGTGAACCCGACGCGGTAATGAAAACAGATCCCGAAGGATCAACGCGGAGTGCCTGAACGTACGCTGCAGGCGAATAGACGCCACCCACCACCTGAGGCTGACCCGCAAAGGTCGAGCCCGTCAGCTGTAGATCTTCTCCCTCGTCGTTCTCGAGCGGCATGGCAGATACCTACCACGCTCGCTGGGAACAGGGATCAGTAGAGCTCTGTGACGCGCAGGTTGCCAGTGTTCGTCGAGAACGTCGCGTCGATCCTGCCTTGGTACGTGAAGGGCAGCTCGTAGTAGGCCTTGGACGCCAGCTGGACGCTGTAGCTCGACTGGGTCGCGTTGGCACCGAACTTCAAGAAGCAGGTGGAGGAACCTTCGTTGAAGAAGATGATGCCCACACGCTGGGCATTCGGGCCCAGGACGGTGACGTTGCCAGTCGTTGCGGCGACCGTGGTCACGTTGGAACCCGTCGTCGGGTTCGTCAGACGACCCTGCGGGTCGGTGAGGAACGGACGGACGGTGTTGGTCGTGTCGAGACCGCCCTCGAGGACCGGGAAGATGGGCGCCGTTGCGACAGAACCCGACTGGTACGAACCAGTGACGCCGACCAAGCCCTGCTGCCAGACCTCGACGGGCTGGGTGACAGAGACTGTACCGCTGACACCGACGATGCCCGTCTGCCAGACCGGGATGTTGGCCGAAGCAGTGACACCGACCGGACCGGTGCTGTAGACCGGCAGCTGGACCGAGGCGCTGACGCCGACCGGGCCCGCCGTCCACACCTGCTGGTTCGCTGGGAAGTTGCTGACGCTGACGGTGCCGCTGACGCCGACCACACCCGTCTGCCAGACCGGAAGGTTGACAGAGGCGCTGACGCCGACTGGGCCCGACTGCCAGACCTCAAGCGGCTGCGGAACGTTCGCGGTGATCATACCGCCGGCGATGTAGACCGGCAGAGAACCCGTCGTCGTGATGTAGACCGCACCAGACGGGTCGACCTGCATCGACTGGACGTACGCTGGCAGGGAGCCGACGTTGCCCGAACCGTAGTAGACGCCGCCGATCGTTACTGGGTAGCCGTTGGCTGTCGAACCAGTGTGGATCGTGCCAGAGACGCCGATCGGACCTGGGTTCCAGACCTGGACGGGCTGGACGATCGACACCGTGCCGCTGACGCCGACGGTGCCCTGGTTGAAGACCGGGAGAGCGACGGACGCCGAAACACCGACGGTACCCTGCTGCCAGACCTCAACGGGCTGGACGATCGAGACGGTACCGCTGACTTCCTGTGGGCCAGACGTGTAGACGTTGACAGAACCCGTGACGCCCATCGGGCCCGCGGACCAGAAGCCGCTCGGGCTCGCCGGGCTGACGACGATGTCGGCCGGGAACGTGACGTTTGCGTTGACCGAACCAGTGACCAGCAGCGAACCACTGATCGAGTTCAGGTACTCGACGATATTGGTGTTCGGGTTTACACCCGCGACGAGCTGACCGATCGCACCGACCGGCAACGGCATGCTACCGGAGACGCCGTACGCGTTTCCGTTGCTGTCAACCAGCATCTGCTCGAAGTTAGTCAACCCCATCGTACACTTCCTTGCTCCCGCGCTTGGTGTTCGGGAACAGCTCTAAGTAGGCGATTTCCCAAGAAGATTAACGTCGATCAGGTCTGCTCAGTCACCATGACATTGCCCGGCAAACGATCGAACACGAAACTGATGGGTTCGGAGGGCACCACGTCGAAGCTGTAGAAGCTGCCGGGTCGCAGAGCGACCATGTATGATCCCGTCGAGGCCTGAGTCCCAATGGCTAGGTAACAGATCCCCTTGGATGTGGGAGTGTTGAAGAAGTTGGCTGCACGGCGGCTCGGGTTGCTGCCCATCGCCACCTGGCTCGACAAGCTCGCGGCGAAGTTGGTGGTGACGTGTGACTGAGCGGGCGCGGGGACCGCATCGATGGACCCGCTGAACGTGATGCCGGTGACCGCGACGGACCCAGTGACTTCCTGCACTTGCGGGAAGTTTAGGACGATCACTTCTTCATTGACGGCAGCAGCGGTCATCTAGCGCCCAACGCTCCAGGGTGAAAGTAAACCACCCAGGGTCTCCTGAGGTCAGGATCCCTGTACCAGACGCCTGACCATCTCCTTCAGCTCGCGGACGGTCACGAGCCTCCGATCATCGCGCCCATCGCTGGTGACTGGACCCTTCATCGTGGTCGGGTCGTCATCAGTGATCAGCTGCTCGCCTGTGTGGTCATCGTCCGAGGCACCCGCGACTGCCATCATGCTGGACCGAGCCTGAGGGGGCTGGAACGCTCCCTTGAACTTGTCCCCAGACTCAACTGTCCTGAGCTTGCGGGTTTTTCTGGCCGCCATCGAGCACCTCCGGTGCCGGCTGGAGGGCCGACTCCCGGCTGTAAGTACCCTTGATGATGCTCAGGATGTCCCTTGCAGACACAAGGGTGCACCGCGCGGTGATCTCTGCGATCCGCCGCTTGGGGATGTCGTAGTGGGGAAAGTGCGAGCTCGAGTGGTACCAGCACCGCTTGATCTGCAGATCCCGGGCCATCTGGTGGAGGTTCTCCACCGAGTACGGGAAGCAGACCAGGTGCCTGTCTTCGTCGCAGAAGTACCGGAGCGCGGTCACTCAGGCTTCACGACGGGCGGCTTCAGGTCCTTCGACAGGGCAGCCACCGCCTCGTTCAGCTCTCGGTTCGCTGCCTCGGCTTCGATGTAGGCCTTGATGACTCGCTGCAGGGGAGCCGGCATCGTGTCGTAGGAGACGAACTTCTCCTCGTACTTGAGGGGCTCACGCATGCGTTGGAGCATCGCAAAGACGATCTCGCGGCTCGCGGTGATGTCCTGCTTCAGCTCCTCCTGAGCCCTCTTGATGCGCTCACGGTCAGCTTCACGCATCTTCTCAGTGAAGTCGATCACCGACTCAGGCTGGGACGACGTCAGCCGGACCGCTTCGTCGATCAGGACTTGGGACACCATGATCCCAGGGATGACTTCGACCTGCTTCTCCTTGCGCTTGCGAGTGCGCGGCACCTGGCCCGTCGGAGCAGTGTCGGTCTCGACAGCGGCCTGTTCTTCTGCCATCTCTGTCAGGATCTTGTTGACTTCTTCGTTCATTGGTCTGCCTCTTCGTACTTCGGCGGGATCTCTTTCCACACCAATCTGACCCATTTTACCGCACCAGCGGGAGTTGGGTGAACTCCGTCTGCCAACTCGATGTTGGCGGCTTCTGTGTCGAAGTACGTGCACTGGTTGATGACTGAATCACGGATCAATCCGTTGATCGCCCAATTGTGCCCATGTACTGCGGTGTTGCCGACCCAGATGCAGTGGGTGTCCTTCAACAAGTCGGTCACTGTTGAGGTCGGGGGCGCAGCTTTCTGCCAGTAGTGGTTGGTGCCCAAGAAGACGATGACATCGTCCGGCTTCGGGTGGTGCTGCAACGCCAGCTTCATGTGCCCGCCCGCGCCCCAGTACTGCACGACGGTCCCACCCTTGCACTCGACATCGACCACATCGTGTGGTGCTTTGTCCTCGTCATTGATGGTGGCGACCAGCTTCTTCAGGTTGATGTACGAAGACACTGCACACGCTTCGCTGTCTCCCACGATCAGGACGTGCCGGGGCTGCCGGGGCGTGACGATCTCCATCGTCGGCGCTGTCAC